CTGCCCAACAAGATTGGCATCCCCTGTTACAGCCCCGGGGATGACCGGTGTGCGTGGGCCGACAGACATGTCCAAGTGGGTCTAACCCATGCAGGCATCAAACACTACGTCGGACCCGACGCCGTTGATCGGCCCAACGTCACTTGCGTCAAATGTCTCCACCAGTTTGATGTTGACTCATTCTATGTGGACCTCGGAGTGTATGGTTCAGCTGAGACCAAAGCCGTCACTCAGACGGCAGCGCTGAACGCCCTTCTCACCACTGGACGTTGGTTCTGCTTGCGGTTGGAGAACTTCTGGCAGGCAATAGTCGACGAGACTGCCGGCGCAGGCGAGCTTTTCACCATGATATACAGGTATGGCTTGACTATTTACCATGTTGAAGATTCTGGAGCCGAGGCCTGGGTGACCAATTGCTACCCTTCCTATCGCGCTCTGAATTTCTACACCATCTGCCCAAAGTACCCTCCAGAGGCCCCTGCCGACGGTCCTCAATGGCTGCGACTTTACAACCGGGACCTCGGCGGTCACAACACGAATGGGCTGCCACCATGCATGCTGCCCACCGCCCCCCCCGTATCATTGCTTGACCTGGCGCAAGTAGAGGACTGGAAGGATGTGGCCGAGAGGGGGGGCCACACCGATTGGGCTGTCGAGGTCGCCACCGAAGCTTTTGGTTTTGAACTACCAGATGCCACAGCCCCCCCAGCACCTCCGTCCACGTCTATGGACAGTGTGGTCACTTACGAAGGTTCACTCCCCACTACCGTCGCAGCGGAGGGAGAAGAAGGGACTTCTGAATTGGAAGCAGGCAGCTCCTATCGCTACACCGGAAACACCGCCTGCATTCAGGCTGTAGCTGACTTGTTTAGTCCTGCACTGTGCGTTGACAGCTTGAGATTGGAGCTGGGGCACTATTTCACGTCTGGTCCACCTGTTGACGTGCTCTCGCACATGATGACCCGGCTGGGTTACCAGGTTTCCATCAGCCACAACTGCGACCCAGCGGTCAGAGACAATCACATCGTGATAGCCGGTGAAGATGACGCTGTCACCGTGGCTTTACCCCACAGTTGGTGCGCTAGGTCTCCAGTTAGAGGAGTTTCACCCCATTCTACGAAAACGCTGGCGGTCAGCGGTCAGCCTCTCAAGGAAATTGTGGGGGGTTACGACTTCAGTGGAGTCGCTGGCGGGTATACTCGCGCGGGCAACTTCTACTACCAAATACCCCGCAAGGCCACCTTCATGGTTTCTCCCCGAGTGTTCTGCCGGGGAAGCACACCGACTGAACTCATGTACACAAAAGCTCTCGCTCCCGCCGCATTCAAGGCCTGGAACCCCGACAAGACCGGATGGTTCTGCGATGACGGCGTTTATCACTGGTCATCATTCCGCCATGAGACCGGCTCTTATAGACCATTAGCCACCACCATGCCTCAGGCGATGCCTGGTTGCTCTTGGGGCTGGCCACTGGAAGAGGTCCTCAATCTTCATCTGCAAGTCAAGGGGGCCCATTTCTTTTGCGAGAAGCTGAGCGATGTGAAGGACCAGGATGAAATGGACATTGAACTGTCACCATACATTTCGGAGTTGCCACCCGAACCACTAGTTGTCAGCGCTCCTGACCCGCCCATACCACCACCTGCGCAAACACCTGTCGAGATCGCCTGTGCTGAGTCGGCCGAGCAAGCTGAAGCTTTACTTCCACCAGTTCCTGACGAGGTTGAACCGCCTTCCCGCATTGAGATAGCTGCTCCAGCCTCAACACTCGCGGAAGAAACCATAATATTCAAC